CGACCGGTCCCGGGTTGGTGGTAGCCAGCCCGTCGAGCCCGGAGAGCCGCTGCGCCGTGCTGGCCAGCTCGCCACCGGCGAGCGTCTTGGCGTCGTCGAGCTCTGCCATCCACTGGGTGGCCTGCTCGGGCCAGCGCATGGTCACCAGTGCCCAGGTCATGCCGCAGCAGGCGCCAACGCCATTACCTCGGCGAACGCCTCGGCATACGCCGCGTCGAAATGGCCGCGAATGTCTATCGCCTCTATCTCGGCCATGGTGCTGGCCTTCATGATGGCAGTTTGCACCGTGCGTTCGCCTCGGAAGCAGCCACGCACATGCGCGGCCACCGCCTTGGCGATTGGCCCGATTTGCTCCAGGGTGACCGCCTCCCAGCCGTTGGCCGCCTTCCAGTCTGTATCGGGCACGAGCCCCGATTGCAGCGTGACAAAGGCACTCGACAGCTGCGCCTGGCTTTCGCGGTCGGTCAGGATGTGCAGGCCGCCGGGCAGGTCGAGGCCGCCCGTTTCGAAGTCGAAACGGTAGGCCGCCAGGGCATCGAGCATCGCAGGCTTGCTCAGCCCTACCGCTATAGCTTCCGCTTCGGCGGCTGACCCGGCGAGCGACTCAGCCCGATAGTTAGGCCCGGTAATCATGGCGTATTCGCCGTCAAACCACTCCAGCTTGTACATGCTGCAACCTCCTAGTCGATGCGATAGAACCAATTGACGCGCGCATTGCTGTTCTGCGGGTCTGCGCCGCCGAAGAAATACATGCTCCCGTCCAGCTCGGCCGCTTCGTGTTGATAGATTTTCGGACCGCCAACCGGCAGCGCGCGCCAAGTGTCCGTGGCCGCGTCGTACTCCTGCAAAACCCGATAGTCACTGGTAGGGTATGTGCCGCCATGGCCGGCATGGCAATAGAGCAGTCCGGACACAACCGCAACAGCGGCCCACGCCTGAGTTGATGGAGCAGATGCCAGCACCGACCACGTGTCAGCATCCGGCGAATAAGCCTGATGACTGCCATCATTCCCGATTAAATGTAGGCGGCCCGCGATGGCGCCACCTTGGCCCAGGGTCTGAACAGCCAACGGGCGCGGAGCCAGTGCAATCCACGCGTTCGCGGCGGGGTCGTAGCGATGCAGATCAACCGCGCGCGCGTCCTCTTTCCGCTCGCCGCCCGATACATAAATGTATGCACCAATACTCACGGCTACCGGGAAGCGCAGCGCCACCGGCATCGACTGCAACGTCGACCAGGAATTTGAAGCGGGGTCGTAGCAGAAAACGGACGAAAAATAGTCATTCGTTCCAGGGCCCCTGCCGCCCATGACGTAAATCTTTCCATCATGGACTGTACAGCCGACGCCGTCGCCGCGCCCGGCGGGCATCGACGCCATCTGTTTCCACGAGTTCGCGGCTGGATCGTAGCGCCATACGTCCGACAAAGCGGCGCTCCCCCAGCCGCCGCATACATAGATATAGCCCCCGACAGACGCCATGCCGGCGCCCACGCGCGCAGACGGGCCGCTCGCGCGTGCGGTGTACACCCCAGCCAACGGCGCGGCGGTTACAAAACCAACTGCCGGCGACCAGCCGCTATCACCGGCCGAGGCGCCACGATACTGAACGCGGGTGTAATACTGGGTCGACGGCGACAGCGCCGCAGGTGGCGTCCAGCTAGTCAGGGCGGAGGCTGTCCAGCCGCTATCGGCGAGCACTGTCGAGAAGTCGGCCACGGTCGAAATTTGCCAGCGGCTCGCGGCATGGGTATCAGCCCCGCCGTAAACGCTAAACGGGTCTCCCTTGATCGTCGATGCGGTGAAGTTTACCGCTCCGTCTGTCGGGCTAATTATCGCCGGGCGACGCACATAGACCGCCGTGGTGTTAAACGCCACAGCCGCCGACCAGGTCGAAACCAGGGTCGCCCCGTGGTACTGCGCCCGAACGTAATAGCGAGTGGACGGATCAAGCCGAACACCCGCCGCCGCCAGGCTGACGGCCGTCAGGTCATCGGCCCCCTGCTGATCGAATACCAATTGGGTAAAGGCCGTGTCGCGAGCAATCTGCCAGCGTGTTTCGACATGTTGATCGTGGCCAGCCGGGTAAACGGTGAATGTAGTTGCTTGGAGTTCTGGCTCGAACGTCACCCCGGTCGCACCATCGGCAGGCGCAATCACTGCGGGCTGCTCGATGGCCGCCGAGCCGACCGGAACCTTGAAGACGGCTTTGGCCTCGTTCCGTCTGACCTCCAATGCGGCCAAGCCCGGCGGCGCGTCGATTGGGATATCCAGCGTCATCTCGTCGCCCGCCAGCGTCACGCTACCCACCGTGCTGCTCGCCTGATAAACCGCAAACGCATCGAAATCGGTGATCTGGTACGTGTTCGAGCTGCCCGGGTAGACCAGCACCGGTCCGTCCAGGCTCACACTCTGCGGTGGGTTCCAGGATGCCGCGTCCACCTTCTTTTCCAGCTCTGCCTGCAGCGCGGCGATCTGCGTATTCATCGCCGCGAACTGCGCGGTGAAGTCGAACTGCCAACTCGCCGCCGGCACCTCGATGCCGGTCAGGCTCTGCGCCCCGTCGTACTCCAGGACGATGTTGCGGGTCAGGTTGTTGCCGGTCTGCAGTGGCGGTAGCTCGCGGCGCTTCTGCTGCCGCGGCACGTAGGCGGCGATCAGCAACACGTCTTCGGTCGTCTGTAGCCCGATCCAGTTGAAGTCGAAGTCGCCAATGTTGGTCCCCATCAGCAAGCTGTAGACCACCTGATTAGGGCTCAGGTAGCCCTCGCGCGTCAGCTCGCCGTTCGGCCCTGCGGAGCCGTCGCGGCTGATGTTCACGCTGTAGACGATCTGCTCGGCCGGCGGCAAGCCGGCGTCTCGGTCGACGGGCTGAGTGGTGTCCAGCCCGGGCAGGTAGGCCAGCACGAAGCGCGCGACCTCGAGCGGTTGGCGGTCGGCCTGTTTCTGGGCGATCAGGCGTTCGCCAGCGATGGTGATGCTTGCCCCCATGGGGAACTCCTTCAGCGGGTGACCAGCGTCATCTGGTCGTTGTTGAATTCCAGCGAGGCCACCGAAACGCTGACCGCCTGGGTGGTATCGAACCGGGCGACCAGGGTCAGCTGGTCGCTATTGATCTCGGATGCCGCCAGGCGCAGCACGACGGCGGATGTGCCGACGAACTCATACCGCCGGCACGTGCGGCCGTAGTACTGCACAATCACGCTCAGCAGCTCGGGGTTCTCGGAAAGCTGCGAATCGCTCAGGTGCAGCTGCACCACGTCCCAGTCCCGATCGGGCAGGCGCTCCTCGATGCGCACGTAGCCCACGCCCAGGCGCTGCATGATTCGCTTGAAGCCCGCCACGCTGCCGGCGTCCACTGCGTTGACAAAGGCATGCTTCACGCGCAGGCGGTACAGCGTCTCGGGCTCACCCTTGAAGCGGGCGATGTCCCGCTGCCAGGCCAGCAGGTCCAGGATCGTCAGGTGGCAGGTGTCCGCGTCCATCTGCAGCAGGGGCCAGCGCAGCCAGCCTCCCACCTTTGCCCACCAGGACGTGGCCGCGGCCTTGAGCTTCGTCAGCTCGGTACCGGCGAGCCAGAAAGGCAGCTCGAGCTTGATCATCGGCGCACCTCGCCGGGGAACTTCGCTGCCCGGCACCGGTCATTGCCAGTGACGGCCGGCCGGTCGGACGCCCCTCCCCATAGGTTTTCGCCGGTCGCCGTCTTTCCTTCCTTACGCATTCACCACCTCCAGGCTCTGGATACGGGGAATGCTCAGCTCGGACACGATGTCCGTGTTCGCAAAGTCCAGCGACTCGATGCCCGCAAACTGCTGATGCAGTTCCTCGCCCAGGCGGCTGAAGGAAAAGCGCGCCTGCGGGTAGGTCAGCGTCGGTTGGTAGTCGCGCTGGGTGCTCTCGCGGAAGGCGGCTCGAACAAACAGCTCCACCTCATCGCGCAACGTTTCGCGCTGCGTGGCGGTCAGCGTCGAGCGCGGCCAGATCGTCAGGCTGATGTCGTGCAGGGTTTCCGGCATCGCCATCACCAGCAGGTCATCACCATGGCCGTGGTTGCCGGCATCGCGGATATGCGCGTTGATCTGCGCCAGGTACGTCTCGGCGGGCACGCCGGCTTCGAACAGCACGTAGGCATTGGCGCTGCCGGGGCCGCGCGGTGCGCCGTGCTCGAAGTACACGCCATCAGGGCTTACGCCCGGGAAGGCGGCGATCAGCGCCCGGTACACCGCATCGGTGTGCCACTGGTTCACCGCGGACCACTGGTTACGCACACGCAGGCGCAACTGGTCGTCGGGCTCCTGATCGGCGCCGGGCTGCGTCAGCCAGCCGTCGGCATTCACCACCTGGACGATGCCGGGGATCGGCTCCGGCAGGATCGCGTAGTAACCGGGCGCCAGGTTGTAGCCGCTGCCAGCATCCTGTGCCCTGGCGGGCACGCTCGCCTGCTGCTGGCCATCGACAAAGCTCGCCGCCGCGGTGGTCACCAGCACATACACCGTGCCGTTGATGGGGGCCGACTGCACGCGGGTGCCGGCGGGCACTTCCAGGGCGCCGTCAGGCGTGCCGCGGGTCAGCAGCAACGTACCGACCGCGCGGGTCGCGGGCTTACGCTCCACATTCACCGCCCAGGCCAGCATGTCCAGCCAGGCGCCGGTGGCGGTTTTCACGAAGAAGTTCGGCAGTACCGTGCCGCTGACGAACTCCAGCAGCCACAGCACGGGCTTGGTCACCAGCGCGGTGACGACACGCCAGAACGGCGAGTACGCGCTGGTGTTGCTCAGCTTGCTGCCCTGGGCGGTCACCTCACTTTCCCAGGCTTGGCGCAGGCCCGCCTCGGTGGTGGGGATGCCCGCATCCATCAGCGCTTGTTTGAAGTCCACGTCGCTCACAGGGCCACCTCGATGCTGCCGAATTTCAGGGTCTTGGCGGTGACCAGGTACTGGCCTGGCTCCACCTGGGTGATCAGTGCGGTGCCGGGTACCAGGCGCTCGTCGGCCTCCACCAGCAGCTCCATCTGCTGGATGCAGTCGCGCTGGCGCAGCCGGTCGCGCTCGGCCACCAGCGTCACCAGCAGGCCGCTGTCGCGGATCATGTGGGCGATGTCCTGGGCGATGCTGGCGCGGTCGTCCACCAGCAGCGGCTGGCGGGACAGGTCCAGCACCAGATCGTTGTCGGCGATCAGCAGGTCGATGTAATCGCTCATCCGCCCACCGCCATGCCCAGCATGTTTTCCAGCTCGAGCGGGCTCATCGCCTTGCCGGTGTGGATCTCGACTTTCTCAACCCGGGTGCCCTTGTCCTGGTTGCTGGTGTTCTGAATGCTGGTCAGCAGGCCGCCCGGCGGCACCGCGTTGGCGCGCTGCGGCGCAAGCGC